ACGCAGCAAGTTCACAACCATTGCCCACGTCGGAGCCGCACCGTTCGTGCCGAGCGTGACCGAACCAATACCGGAGGTGTTCAACACACCAGTCGGCTTGTTCGTGCCAGAGCCAGCAATCGCAGCACCGTCCATCGCAACGGCAATCGAGGTCGCCAAGTCATTGCGGACGAGGTTCTCAATATCGAGCGAGGACTGCAGAACCAAGCGACGGCTAATGTCCACATACGCACCGAGGGTCTTCGGCGACATAGTGATCTGATCAAAAGCCGGAGCGTTAGTGCTCTCCGTCGGTGCGCTGTTCTCGGCGACCCAGTAGGCCGAAGAAGCCGAGGTCTTGCGCGGGATCGCAACGTTACCGTTCAAGCCCGTCAAGAACTGCGCGCCGAGGGTGTTGAGCACCATCTTGTTACGCAGCACATCGATGAACGAGGCGGCAAGGAGGTCGGTCGCAACGAGGTTGCCGGCCTTTGACGTGCCCGAAGCGGTCGAGGTCGTCAGATCACGCTTCCCGTAGAGAACGTCAACTGGAACCAACAGGCCACGCGACGTGCGGCCTTCCTTCTTCGCAGCAGCCTCGGACACCTCAAACTCAAACGCCGCCTCTTCTTGAGCGCGACGGTCTTGCGGGTTAGAGAGAGCCTTGATCGCACGAACGAACGAGAACGAACGGACTTCCTTATCGGACAGGCCAACTTCGTGATCGACGTTCAGCGGCTTGGAGGCCACTTTGTCGAGCAACGCGCCACGGAACTGCTCGATAGAGGCTCCGTCGCGGATGGCAGACTCGCCGAACTCACGCTGACCGTGACGAGAGGCGAGATCCATAATCGCCGAAACGCGAGTGCGCTCGGCCTTTGCAGCATCCTCACGGACGCTATTGATATCGTCGGACATATTAGTCTCCTTAACAATGATTTTGGGTTCGGCCACAGGCGCAGAGTTGATCGCACGACCAACGCCGACGCTTGTATCAGCCGGAATGCTAACTATCGAAATTTCGAGCGGCATCCAACGAGTCGCGCGGTAAATCTCCCGATCACCTTGCTTTCCGTCAGAAACCATCTCGCTGATAACGTAGCCGACAGACACGTTTGACCGAATCCCGTCTTTTACGTCTTGCCAGATTTCCTCGGCTCGCGCGCTTTTTCCAAAGCGAACGACGGCGCGTGCTACGCGATCCGTTCCGAGGCTGATCTGTTCCACTACTCCGACCTGATCGGCCATTTCGTGATCCACCAACAGCGGTGCACGACCGCTGCCGATAAATTCCATGTCAATTGAGCCCGGCGAGTGATCGAGGATTTCCATACCCCATCCTCGGTCGACTGCCATCTCGCTCGAGAAGGCCAACGTCGCGCGACGCTGATCTTCCATGATGGATGCGCGTTCGAAGATAGCCGAGCGGAATACTCGCTCTGTCGGACCTTTTCGTTTAGCGGGGCCAGCATAGCCTTCTTCCCACGGCTCCTTGCCAGAAGCATCGAGAGGCCGCTCACCCTCGACGAACATCTCTTCGCCATCTTCCATCGCCATCTCCGCGAGTTCCTCTGCGGTCTCCTCGAAATCGTCAATGATTTCGTCAGACTCTTCGGACTCATCCATATCATACTCGGACTTGGCAAAAGTCACGGTGACCGTAGCCTCGTCCTCTACGACTGCGACAACGTGCCGCGTGCTTACCTTGTCCATAGTTCTCTCCTCATCTTCTCGATCCAGTTCCGCACTCTTGCGGTTAGCCCAACTTTGGCCGGCGTCGCCTCCCCAGAGTGCCCACGCGATGCGCCCTGCACTTGGATAGCCTTCTTCGCCCGGACGGAAGCCCTCGGCTTCTTTATCAACTTCGTGTCTTGCAAAGTAACTCACCATCCTTCGGATTGTTTCGGGCGAGAGATTCGCGCGATTCTTAATATCCCGAGCCCGAGCGACGCCGACCTCTGTGCCGCCGCGTCCGAACTCTTCGCGCCACTCTAATCCGCGAGTGGCTTCTGCTGCCATTGCTTCAGTCGGCTTCGTATCTACTGCCATCGTTTTCTCCCCGATACCATTTCAGGTTATCTGTTAACCGTTGATCGTCAGGCGATGCAACGACGGCCAATTCACCCTGCTCTATCGCAGTCTCTTTTAATCCTAGATGCCATGCCGAGATAGCCGCTAGGTCATGCGGCCAATGCCCCCAGACGGCAGGGTCGCACGTATAAACCAGTGCGCGATCCTTAATAGATAGCGCGCGCATCGAGGCGGCATAGCACTCTGCCCACCGATTCTGTCGGTAGTAGAGCATCGCTAATTCGCACCAAGGCTCTCGAGTATTCGGAGCCTCCGAGCATGCCTTGAGCCAATAACTCTCGGCCTGTGCGCTCTGCCCCAATTCCGAATAACACTTGCCAAGCAGCCGATAGGCATAGCAACGCTCGTTAGGCCATGTTGCCTCTGGCATTGCTAGATATTTGTTCAGCGCCTCGATGCCTTCGTGCCACTTCTGATAGAAGGTCAACTCGCGCGCGTAATAGAACGCATTGCGAGGGCATCTCGGATCTTCCTTGACCGAGACCGCTAAAAGGTCAAGGTACTGGCCTCGGCTCTTTGTCGGGTCTGGATGATGGCTGACCAGTAACTTATCGGTCTGTGCCCAAATCTCTGTTATCCGACCATCCGGCACTGGGTACTCGTGACAAGGGTGATGCCACAAATAACCGTGTCGCGCGTGAATCTTCTCGTATAAGAACTTAATGCCGCAGCCCCAATCAAAATAGTATCGGAGCCGCGTCGTGCTATCCGTCCAGACTCGCTCGATCTCCTCGCGCCAGCCTGATTCCATCACCTCGTCAAGATCTAGCGCAATGCAAATATCAATATCGCGTGGCACTAAAGCCAACGCTGCGTTTCTTGCCGTATCAAATCGCCAAGGCGTGATGCAAATATCGTGAACAATCGCACCGCACTCTGCGGCTACTTCTGCTGTTCCGTCTGTGCTGCCGGTATCGGCTATCAGTATTAAATCAGCATCCTTTGCCGATTCACAAAATCGCTTAACAAAATGTGCTTCATTTTTACTGATTGCATATACGGCAATTCGCACAAATAACTCCAATTAGATTTGATCACCGTCTAGTGGCTTGTTACTAGCAGATTGTCATTATGGGAAAATTTCTTGAACTTCTCCAATTTCTAAAACCTCAACCCAAGACTGCGTTTCTTTATGCCATTGATAAATTTTACCATCGTCGGGTTGCTCAATAACTTGCCAATCACCACCAATAGACATTCCCGTTTCTGGGTCAACAACGCTGACCCATGCCATACCGTCTGTTGCGCTGGCATCGTGTCGGCACTCTGTCCACACCATCTCGTTGTGATTCCAGTTCCATTGCCAACCGGGACGATCCTCGGGTTTGGCATCACGCACAATCCATTCGCCGTTTAGCCACGCGACTTGTTTGCCTTCTGGCGCTTCTGGTTTGGCAGAGACTTCATACCAGCCTTTGTTGTTGTCGGTTTGCTCAACGGGGTAGTGGCCTTTGAAACTATAAAGTGTCATTGGCTACCTCACTTAACAGGAAATGCAAAAGCCGGAGGAGTGAATGCCGCGGTATAACGGGCCACGCCCTTGGTTACGCGAAGGTCTTGGATGTAACCAGTAAATGGCTCCGTATTGTTAGAAGCGGCTCCAACGGCAGCCGGAAGTGCCTGGGACAAATCTTGAGATTGCGACGTCTCTGTGTCCTCTAAATTGCCATTTACAAAAAGGCGCCCCGTTGTCCCGCTTCTGGTGAGTGCAAGGTGCGTCCAAGTATTTAACGGTATTGCGGTTGTTCCAGTATAAACAGTTATTCCCGTTCCATTTGAGGAACGAAGGATTGCATCGCCGTACAAAGTGCCGCCTGTATTTATAACAGCCAAAACCAACCCAACTTGCGAAGCAGAATGGTTTTGGAACGAATAAACACGTGCTCTTGTTCCTGCGCCCGGCGCAGACGCTACATAAACCCATGCCTCAATCGTAAAGTCGCCAGTTCCCATTCGCAGATTGACATTGCTTTGAGATAAAAGGTAATCGCCAGTTCCATCAAAATACATTGAAGAGCCGCCAAACTTGCTCTGCGTCGTGCTGATCTGCGCGTTGCCCACCGTCTCAAGGTCGTTCTTAGACGTAGCGTCGTAGATGCCTGCGTTAGTGTAATTGAGCAGAAGCGACGTATTAGTAATGGCGGTAAGCGGCGCAGTTGGCGGGGTAAAGTTTGCGGTATAGACCGCAGTTCCCTTTACTACGCGAAGGCCTGACAAATACCCGTTTATTGGGATGGTTCCGTCAGTTACCGCACCAATAGATTTATTAGTTGCACTATTATAAATCGCAGACGAACTAGTGGCAGTGTTTCCAGCAACGCCGTTGATATATGGGGTAAAGGTGTTGCCGTTGCGAACTAAAGCAAGATGGTACCATTGCCCGGTCGTTAAACTTGTGCCAAATGTGGTTCCATTTACTATATCCCATGCAGTTCCATTGCTTGAAATGTAATAACGCGGGGCTGCACCTACAAAATAAAAAGGAATCAAACTTTGATTTGGGTTTGCGTTTCCAAAACTTATAATTGAAGCGTCTGCTGGGAAAGATAACGGATAGAACCAACACTCAATCGTGAAGTTACTGCTGCCCATCTCAAGCGCAGTATTGTCTGGAGCAATTAAATAATCCCCGCTCCCATCAAAGTAGCCGCTGCCGCCGTTATTGCCAGCAGTCCATGCCGCAGTTGGGTTGAACGGACTGAAGGCTTGGACAGACACATCACCGTTGCGCGTGATGGCAAAGGCGTTGCTGCTGTTGTCAACGAAGCGATTGCTTTGACAAGTTAGCAAAGATGTGTTTGTGATGTTGGTAAGAGGCGAAGTTGGAACCGTGAAATCAGACGTATAGACCGCGGTTCCTTTAACGATACGAAGATTTGAGATGTAACCATTAAAGAAATATCTTCCAGCAGAACTGCCGGTTCCGTTATCTCGACCAATCGTAATTCCTAGACTATTATCGTTGAAAGAATTAGAAGATGTGTATGTAGATACAGAAGTTCCATTCATGTAAAGCGTAAATGTGCTTCCGTTTCTAACGATAGCAAAATGAACCCATTGGTTTGTAGTTCGAGACCCACTCGAAAGTACGTTGCTTCCTGCCAATATGATATCGCGTGCAAAAAAGTCTACGCCACCGTTAATTACATATACGCCCCAATCTCCAGCAATGAATGTTTGGCTTCTTCGCTCAACACAACCCATCTGGTCATTGTTGTTAACGTAATACCAACCTTCAATCGTAAAGTTTGAGTTGCTAAAATTTACCGCAGCGTTATTTGGCGTAGTCAAATAATCATCTGTGCCGTCAAAAAAGTTACCCCACTCCGTTTGCGAAAACGGCGAGAACGTGCCCTGCGTCGTGTTGCCGTTGCGGGTAATCGTGAAGTTGTTGGTAGACGAATCTAGGAACGTATTATTCTGCGCCCCGTTCGTTCCGTTACCTGATAACAGCAAAGTTGTATATTCGAAATTAAGGTCAGACGAGGGCTGTCCTTGTGCTAACAAAAGTTGCTGTAAACCGCTCATTTCTTAACTCACGTTTCCGCTGATAACGCAAACTGTACCACTAATAAAAAGAATGGTTGCGACGCCTCTAGTTGATAAACTCACAGTCGCTTTATCAACATCAACTCCGGCAATATACGCCGTGGAAATAGTGCAAGTGATAGTAATATTTGATGCCGTGTTGTTAAATATTGAAATAACATCTCCGGCTGAAAATGTCGAATTTGGAATCGTAATGCTGCCACCTGATCCAACCTCGATATACTCACCTACGTCGGTAGTGGCTAGGCTATAACTGCCCGTTTTTGCGCTACCGGATAATGGAATTTTTCTAAGACTTCCATTCGCGTCCGATAACCCTGCCGAAACAGTGACGTTTTGACTAGCGTCGATTGCAATAGCAGTCGTGCCGCCCGTCTGGATATTTAATGCTGCCGTACCGCTGCCAGTATTGACAATGCCGCCAGTAGTCGCGTTGATAGTGCTAGCCATTTATTTCGCCTCCAATGCGGCTACTTTTGCCTCGAGTTCTTGAATAGCCTTGACTAAAATAGGGATGATATTCTGATACGCAACGTTAAGATATTCTGGGCCGGCATGTACTATTCCTTCAAGATAATTTTTTCCTTCTAACGCAGCCTGCAGTTCTTGCGCGATAAAGCCTGTCTGCACGTTTTGATCTCTAGAATAGTCAGGCTTGTATTTAAACGTAACAGGACGAAGTTGCGATACCACATTCAGCCCATCGTTAAGCGTCGTAATGTCGTCTTTCAATCGTTCGTCAGAACCGTTGGTATATGCGCCCGCAGCCCAGATACCGGTTCCATTTACCTGTAAATTATATGGCCCTTGATCACCGGTGCCAGCGATATAAACTTCACCGCCAGCCTTAATACGCATTTTTTCGGTGTTATTTGTTATGAAATAAAAGTCAGCGTTTGTTTCTGATCCTAACCAAACAAGACTACTATCAGCACCAAAAGCAAAAGTGGAGGCGGTCGCAGACGTATTGCTGAATCGAACTCTTACATTCGCCGCCGAAACTTGGAAGTTGCCACTCGGCGCAGTTGTCCCAATACCGACGTTGCCCGACGTATCTATCCTGACCCTCTCGCTGCCTCCGGTATAAAAAGTCAAAGGAACATAGGAACCAGTACCGCGAATTCCCGCAGCAAGGCGAATATCACTTGAAAGAGTTATTAACTGCCCAACAACTCCATTAGTTAGGCTTGAATCAGACTCAAGGTTTAATTGTGTTTGAGTGGATGACCCATTCGGCAACACAAGCAATGTTGTTGCAGAATTGGCGACATTGGTTTGAAACGCCAGTCTATTGCCAATCGTCGCATTGCTCATGTCGCCCGTGATGCGCTGGGCGGTGCCTGCAAAGTTTAAGTTGCCGTCAGAAGTCAGCGTCATGCGAACAGTTCCGCCGGTCGCCAAATCTAATGCGCCGGTTGTGTCGCTTGTGACTGTAAATGCGGTTGTTAGTGTGGTTCCTGCGTTAATCGTACTCATATAACCACCCACCTTTGACCGGACGGAACGGTAACGGCATAGCCAGTTTCAACAGTTACAGGTCCGACACTTAATCCGTTTTTGTCGCTTGTGATTGTGTAATTTTGACCAATCGTAATTTCTGACTCAACGATAGGCCCAACAGTACCCGACGCTCCTGTAGCCCCCGTAGGACCTGTAGGACCGGCAACGGTTGAAGCCGCCCCTGTAGGGCCAGTAGGACCAGCAATTCCTGCATCACCGGATGCACCTGTCGGCCCCGTAGGACCGGCCGCTCCGTTATCACCAGTGGCTCCTGTAGGTCCGGTCGGTCCTGCCGCTCCTGCGACACCTGTAGCCCCTGTCGGGCCAGTCGGTCCGGGCACAGTTGACGGATCGCCAGTCGCTCCGGTCGGACCCGTAGGACCATCCGCGCCTGCAGCACCCGTTGAACCCGTCGGACCCGTTGGGCCAGCCGCGCCCGTTGTGCCAGTTTCTCCCTGAGCACCTGTCGGCCCCGTAGGGCCGGCTACGGTAGAGGCCGCACCCGTTGGTCCGGTTGGGCCTACGTCGCCCTGTAAGCCCTGTGCGCCTGTTGGACCAGTAGGCCCAGCGACGCCCGTTGCGCCGGTGGCTCCTGTTTCACCTTGCGCACCCGTCGGGCCTGTCGGCCCTGCGACCGTAGAGGCAGCACCCGTCGGGCCGGTAGGACCAGTCTCACCTTGAATGCCTTGCGCTCCGGTCGGCCCTGTCGGGCCAGCAACGGTCGAGGCGGCTCCTGTCGGTCCTGTGGGGCCAATATCGCCTTGGATACCCTGCGCACCGGTCGGGCCAGTAACGCCCTGAATCCCCTGTGCGCCGGTCGGACCCGTTGGGCCAATGGCTCCTGTATCACCAGTGGCTCCGGTTGGGCCTGTAGCACCCGTCGCTCCGGTCGATCCGGTCGGACCTGTTGGCCCTGCAATACCCTGAATGCCTTGTGCGCCGGTCGATCCTGTCGCTCCGATATCACCCGTTGGACCCGTTGGTCCTGCCCCCGTCGGACCCGTTGGGCCGACTTGGTTATACATCACCTGAGTCGCCGTCAAAATAATAGACGGAGTGCGCGGAGTGGTCGGCGCAGTTCCGGCGGCTAGTGTTTCAATAGAAACCTCAGTTGAGTCGGAATTCCAATACAGTTGAATGTATTGGCCGGCAGTTACCGTCAGAACATAATTGACTGTGCCGACTAAATGACCGTAAACATTTTGCGATTTGCGAGCAGGAACATCAAAACGAGATGAAGAATCGGCAACGTCTGAGCCATTTAATCGTAACCAAATATCAGCATAGTGGGCAGTCTGATTCGTGTTGAGCAACTGCACTGAAAAAGTGATCGAGTACGTTCCAGCATAGGTGAACACGATTCGATCATTGAGTTGAATCGAAACGCCAGAGGCTTCCGATGTGCCGTTGAAAGAGATCGGTTGTGCTGAAGCCGTATTGATCAACGGCTGATCGGTCGTATCGTAGAACGCACCGTAATACCCTAATGTGCCGCCGCCGCCTGTCGGCCCTGTCGGGCCTACCGCACCCTGTGGACCGGGACCACGCACGATGACGTTTTGCGTAGTTTCGTCAACAACGATGTTATTGATTGTCTCATCTACGATAACGGTGTATTGCGTCATCGCGTGACCTCTCCATCAACCGTAAATTGACCCTGCACTAAACGATAAACCGTTGCGCCGTTGATCAATTCCAAATCATAGACATAGCAACCCGCTGTGACTGCTGCGGTTGTTGCTGCAGTAGCCGTTACCGTAATCGTACCGGCAGAACCGCCGAGCGTAATGCCGCCGTTCTCGGTCGTAAACGTAAGCAGGGTAGAAGCCGAAGAAATCGTCGCGCGAACTTGCATGCGCGCCGTGTAGCCGGAGATATTGACCGGAACGCCCGTTGAATCCTGCCAAGTAAAAACGCGCGAGAAAGTCGCACCCTGATCGCAAACAATGTCATGTGTTCCGGCCATGATTAGACCTCCTGCACTGGCGCTTGCGGAGCAGAGGCGATATTCACACCGTAGGAGGCAATGATTTCATCCTCGGCTTGTCGCTCACGCATCACGTCTTCAATATCAAGGCCGCGTTCGGCTAGGGCTTGCGTTCTAGTCATCAAGCCGTTGTTGATAGCAAGAATCTGCGCCTCGGCCTCATTGCGAGGATCGACCCACTGCCAACCGCGGGGAACCCAAGTGGTGCTGCTGAATTTGAAAAACTTATTCGCCGGCAAATTGACAACGCCAGAGTCAAGCGTTTGACGCAGCCATCGCAAATAGACCGGCTGGCAGAAGTGCTCGATCACCCAGTGCTGCACCGTTCGCCAGTGATCGCGCTCCTCGAGCAAGCCCTGACGAATCGAAGAATACGATACCGCTTCAAGATCGTTAGCGAGCGAGGTATACGAAACGCCGAGACCAGAAGCGATACCGCGAAGCATCGCCTTTTCGAAGTCACGGAAAGCAGTTGAAGGATGCTGCGGATCGTATGCTTTGAAATCTACACCGGCCGGCAGTTGTGAGAACTGTCCAGGCTGCACGTCCATGTTCAACGTGCCATCCTGATTTGTGCCGTCGCCTTGATATTCGTCGCCAGATTCCGAGACGAAGAATCCCATCTTAGAGGCCGAGACTCGAGCGGCAACTAATTCAGCCTCTTCGTAACCGCCAAGCATCTTCAAGCGAGTCATCGAGGTGGCTGTCCATGGAGTTCCGCGATTCTGCCCGATGCGATCAACGCGGAAAGCATGAATCATTCTATCGGCAGGGATACGCTCTGTTTTCGGGCTAGTGTTGCCGATCTGATAATCGTCAGGCGGTCGTACGCGAACGTGATAAGCAACAGGGCGGCCAGAGGCATCGACCTCGATACCCATGCGAATCTGACCGCCGTTAGCCAGAATCTCGTTTTTGTCTTGGTCGATCAGGTCTGCGTCGATAAATTGAATACGGAAGCGGAACGGGTTCGCATTATCCTCAACGAAAAGCACAAAGCATTCGCCGTCTCGCGCAACGCTCTCGATAAATACTCGCTGTGCATCAACCCAAGAGAGGCGGCCATCAACGGTGCAAACTCCCGGCTGCGCCCATGCGTAGAAAGCCGCTTCAAGTTGCTGGTTCGCTACCTGATCGAGAATTCCGTTCGGCTCTCGAGCACGCACCTGTAGCGTGATGCCTTTCGGCCCAACGACGTTAGTCGCAACGAGGTCGAGATAGCGTCGCGCATAATCATTGTTCTGGCAAAGATCGCGCGAACGTGCGCGCATCGCCTTGAGCGCATAGCGAATATCGCTGTCGGCGGTTTTAGTTTGAACTAACCAATCCGAAAATAGTCGGCCAGTATTTGCCGCCTCGAAAGATCGCTTACGAGGCTTTGGCGTTTGTCGTTTGAAATAATCTAATAGACTCATGCCGTGAACCTCACGCGAATTGTGGCGTTAGTCCCAAGCCCTCGCGCGATTTGTTCCGCACGACGCTCTCGAGTCACCTCGCCTTTTAGCCGCTCGCGCTCCACTAAAAGATCAGCGCGATTCCACCGAGAAAGCGATCTGCCGGCAATCGAGTAGGATGCCGCAGAGATATTAGTCGGGTCTTTCAGATAGGTCTCAATGTTATCGAGAGCAATCTGCGCGAATGACCGCGGGTCATCCGAAGAAGTTGAGCGGTTCGGTACGACCTCAAAGACGCCTTTATCGACTTCTATTCTTGCCGAATCCGAGGTACGCGTAATATATGCCACCCAGTGATAGCGTCCGGCTTGATAGTCAGCGGTCGTTGCCGAACTCACGGCTACCGTATAGGCCTCCGTCGAGCCAGTCGCAGAGATAGCGATGCGCTCTCCGGTAATCTCGCGGCGCGCTACATAAGAAAGCGAGTAGGCCGAAAACGGGTAGTCGGTAACTAAATCGGTGCGCTTCCATGCCCACAGATCACCCGCTTGCAGCGAATCCGGTTCGCGAGTCGGGTAGTTTGCAGAATCAAAAAGGTTAGCCATAGGCACTCCTGCCTCGGGTCATTTCCCCGAAATCACTTTAATGTTATTCGCAACGACCCACGCATAGACCGCACAAGCAATCGCGGTGATCTGCCAAACATCAATCCACCATAAAGCGAAGATGCCAGCGATCTTGACGATAATCATCGCCGCGGCCGGCTCGATGAACTCAAACAGTTTAGCGAGAAACGGATTCGCTTCCGTCTTGCCTTCGGACAATCCGATCACCGTCGTTTGGATATCGGCGGCTTGCAATATGACGTAGATAATCAATAGAACTGAATTCATCTTATCTCCACCCGTTCATCCAACCGCTACGCACCGGTGCGGGTCTCCGCATCGGCTTCTGCTGTTGCGGTGTGACTTGCTGCTCTGCAACTGGTTCCACTTTCCGGTTCGGCAGTACCATCGGGCCGTTGCGCCCTATAAAGGCCGCATAAGCGTAGACGAGACAGTCGAGGGCTTCCGTTCTACTGCCCGATGAGCGCGGCTTATATGACCTGACCCGCCGTCCCTGCACCATTCGATAAATCAACGTCTCGGCGGTCAATTGGTCAAAGTAGACCTCATCGACCGAAACGGGAAAGTGAATGTATCCCGCTCCCGGTTGGTGTATCCGCTTGAGGCGTCCGAATAGAACATCCTTCGCGGTATCCACGCCAACTATAAAAACCTGCGCCGAGGTTTTCCCTGCCCGTCCTGCTGACTTCGGCCAGATCAACCGACCGAAGCCACCCGCTCCCTTAATTGCCCAAACTCGTCGCGCTTTTCGTTTAGCGCAATGAGCATAAACCTGTTGCGTGAAGTGACCGCCAGAGTCGATAGCAGCCGCTTCGATGAGCAGCGGTCTACCGTCTTCGGTCTCACGCTTTCTCGCTAGATAGCCGTCTAGGTCGTTCCAGAGCGAATCGGAGCCAGGATCGCCACGCAAGACTGCGTGATCTATAACCCACATCTCTTCATCGCGTCCGTAACCGACAACGGTCACCTCGAGCCGATCATCCTGTACGTCTACGCCAGCCGTCAGCATCAATACCTGTTGCGGTATCGACTGTGCCGTATACGGCTCTCGACGCTGTGCTAGGCCAACCGTCTCGACCTGTTCGCCTCGTTCCTCGAAGGTCTCCCCGAGTGAGGTATTGATCCAAGTCTGTAGCGTCTCTGGAAACTTCTTCGCCTGTACGAAAGCGACCGCCATATCTGCCCAAGTAGACCAAGGCGAATATAGTTCGCTGATATGGAAAGATGCGATACCGTTAAAGGGCTTCGTTCCTCGCCATTCTCCAGCCTGCAGCATCTCGGCTTTGTCGGCCTCGTTGAGCATAGCGCCACACGCCACGCAGACGTATTCGGCTAACTCCGGCTGACCTTCAGGCCACTTAACCTGTGCCCAAACTAATCTCTGGAACTCGCCACAATGTATGCAGGGAACAAAATAAAACCGTTGGTCGCCTGACTCAAATCCAGCCTCTACTCGGCTCGATCCTTTAATCGTCGGCGTCGATCCTGCCAAAACTTTGCGACTCCAAAAGGTGGCCGTTCGCTTACGACCGAGCGAGATCGGATCTCCTTCCGTTCCTGCACTCGAGGGGTATCTATCCACCTCGTCGAATAGCACAATTCTAATCGGGCGCGATGCTAGTCCCGATGGGCTATTCGCACCGGCTACAGTTAAGTGCCCACCCGTAAACTTTTTATGGAGCAGCGTATTGCCGCTGTCTCTCGCCTTCGGGTCAGCAATCCGTTCTGCGAGAACCGTCGTGTCTCGAATCATCGGAGCAAATCGGTCTTTGCTCCACGACTCGGCCATCTCGAGCGTCGGCTGAACTAGCAGCATCGGCGCGGGGTCTTGATGAACGTGATACGCAATTACGTTATTGAGGATTTCGGTCCATCCTACCTGTGCAGATTTTTGAATCCACACTTCTCTGATCGTCTCATCAGTAACCGCATCCATGATGCCGCGCTGAAAAGGCGCGCGAGAAGTTCGCCAAACGCCCGGCTCTGCCGATGCCTCGCTAGATAGTCTCCTGTATCGATCTGCCCATTGACTCACCGTCAATCTCGGTGGCGGCTTGAGAATCGACACTAACTTCTGTCGAATCTCCTGCAAGTTCATCGAGGGCTGAATAGACTTCTGTTCTGATTCGTCCGACGATAACTGCTGGATCTGCTGTGTTGACAAGTTGTGGCCCTAACTTGGTAGGCAATGAGAGCAACTTCGCACGAACCGCCGCAAGAACTCCCGACCACATCTCGACCATTTCTTTCGTGTCGGCTAACTCTCCTCGACGAATTCGATTTTCTGTTTCGACTTTTTCAGCCTGTGCAGCCGCGAGCCTTTCGCGCTGGTTATTAAATTCTTTCTCGCCGTTACCGCCGCTTGATCGCTGCAAAAACCACGCGATGAACTCTTGCGCGTTGTAAGTTCCATCCGAATTGCGCGGAGCATCTGCCCAATCACGGATGCTGCGTGATGTAACCCCGCAGATAAACGCAATTTGCTGTTGATTTAATTTCGTCAGTTCAACTTCTGCTGCGCCGCGATTAGCCATCTGACTAGACTCTTTTTCCCTTTTGAAGAATTACACGACACGCAAGCGATAACCGCATTGTCTAGCGAGTGCTGCCCGCCAAGATACAACGGCTCAACGTGATCTAGCGTCTTTTCTCTTGAGTTCTCAAATGACTCCATGCAGTAAGCGCAGAATTTAGCATCTGCGAATAACGCGCCGAGCGATTGTGCGGTCAGAGTTCCATCCGACTGCGATTCAATCCTTCTGGCACGCGCCTTTTTGCGAACCTGTGTTTTAAGAATTTCTCTTGCTCTGAAAACATGATCACATTCGTATCGAACTCTAAACTTCTCACCAGCCGTTATCCGAGGGTTGTTCCACGGCTTGTCTGTCGCTCGATACCATGCTGCTACGCAAGGATCGGGAGCACTGGAACTTAACCATTCCCTGCGCCACTTCCTTAGCCTTAACTTAAATTTCTTTTCTTTCGTTTCTTCTAAATTAACTTTTCGCTCGGTTCCTTTAATAGTGAGACCGGCAGATACATACCGGAGCCGCTGCGCCTTTCTGTATTTACGTTTTACTTCCTTAGCAACACCAAGAGCCTCAAGACGCGTCATTCGCTCTTTCTGTTTAGCGATCCGCTGCTCTCGATGCTTTGTGTAATTACGCGCTGCCTTTTCTTTTTTCCTTTTTTCCCCGTGAGTTTCTTTGCAAGGCTCACACCGAATCGCCCGAATATCGCCAGAAAAACTTTCCTGACAATCAGCGCACTGTTTCACGGAAGGAACTATAGACGTGCTGGCTCTAGCCAATTTTCGCGGCCGCGTAACCCGCGAGGCTAAGACCCCATGGGAGGACCCGTGGGTATCCTGTGAATAACTCACATAATCCTGTGCATAACTGCTCAAGTCTGTTGATAAGTCTGTTGATATGTTGTGATTGACCATCTTTCGGTCATATCTTCGACAGTCTGAAAGCGATCTGTCGTTCAAACTCTATCGGCCACTTCTGATCGATTGTCTTCCTAATGGAACGATTCACGGTGTCTTGTATGAACGTGCGCGGCACAGATGGGCCGAACAATGGTCGGATATCTGATCTAGGCTTACGAGCACCGCTCCCGACCGTGTGCTGCGCTACGTTGAACGTCTTACCGTTGCGTGTGCGGTTATGCGCCTTGCGGGTATGTTGTCCGAGCCGCCGCTTCTGGCCTGATGGTGGCCGGTAGTCAACGCGAGTGAAGACTGTGCGATCCTTGTTGCCGATGAACGCGCCACGGTAAACCTTGCGGACATTCCATGCCTTTGCGCTTACGCCTTCCTTGACTTCATATGCGTCGAAATTGCGGAGGTTCGGCGCGTAAGGCAGGGCGGTGATCTTGGCTTCTGGAACTGCTCTCGTTGCCCTGCTGATCGGCAGTCGTTTGCGAATCGCTGTTCGCTTCAGTCCTGTGATCTTGTTGATCTCGCCAACGGCAGTCACTCTAGCCGAAGTCGCAACGCGATTAAGGGTAGTCGGGACAGCCTTGTTTATCTCGTCTTTTAGTTGCCATCCGATACGTCGGACGGCTTCCTCGATGTTAACTCTAACGTCGATTTGCATAAGTGCCTCGGTGGTCGGCTCAAGCAATCAAGTAGTCATGTGGATGTGTGCCGGTCGAGGCGAGACCGTACGGGGAACAGAAACCCCAATTATGCGCGCTTGTATCATACTTTCGGGGCGTCTGCAATAATCAAATAGAAATGTACCTTTTCCTCTGCCGTCCGTAGCCTACGCATGAGAGTTCGGCGGCTGATGTAAAGCCTAGCCGCCTTAAACCAAAGCGGTGCAGTGGTGCAGTAATACATCACTAGAACTTGCCTTAACGGTGCGGAGAGTTTAGCCACCGCTGCGTCGATCTCGGCTATATCGTCAGGCGTACCGGATAAGTCATCGGCGGCTCTCGCTCCCGAGTTAGCGAATACGAAAGCCGAGGCAGAAGGATAGCCCGAGACAGGTCGCCCTCGACACCACTTACCCCATTGTCCTAGCCGTACTCGCGTCCACTCGATCATCGAGCGCACTCCTGTTTGATCTTGGCATTGTACCTTTCGTGTAAATCCTTAACCGTCTGCTCGGGCGTCCTTGCCTCTATCCATTCCCCTCGGGGCTCCCAGACCTGTCTAGCGTTCTGCTGTATCTCGGAGAGTTTCCCGTTCTTGCTCTTGATCTCTAGCCAACAGATAAAGTGAATCTCTGTTCCGTCGTCGTTGGACTGCGGCAGCAGTTTCAATGCGAGTTTGTCAGGGATACCGAGACCGGCTTTCGTATAGTCGATTACGCTGAATCCTGCCGCCTTAACCGCTTCGGTGATCTCCGAATCGTTAAGGTCTTTACGCATTGCGTAGCGCATGACTCATTATCGCTTTGCCGAGGATTTCTGGAATTTGTGGAACGACTGCATTACCTAACGATTTAAGTCTGTCCATCCGAGCGGGAACCCCATTAGCCACTCGACCCACGTTGGGTTCAATCTCCCAGGCTGATCTTGAAACTCCACGGCATCCGGTAATGAGTTGGTTTCTCGATTGCGCCCAGTTTTTTCCATCGTCTCCGGCTTCCTCGCCCCTTTGTAATCTCTCGCTGTCGGAGTTGGAAGCATTGCTCTGCACCCTGGATGCTTCATCATCGAAGGAGCCAATTGATTCGCCTTGGTTGTCGGGGTTGCAAATAACTTCGTTTTGACTTCGCTGAAAGTCCTCCCCCATACAACTTGATCCCTCAAATTCGCTAGATATGTTCTGCCAGGGCGCTGCTCGTTCATTTCTTTTACGATCGCTTTTGGGGTTTTCGGGTCTATTTTGTCCATTGCTGTTGGGGTAGGCCAAAATCCAGATTCTATCTCGACGGTGAGGTGCGCCAATGTAGGAAGCCGGTATGCAATGCCATTCCGCATCGTACCCGAGCGAGGCCAAGTCTCCGAGAACGTCTGGTAATCCTCGAAAAAGCAACGCTGCGACGTTTTCCACGATAACGTATCTGGGTCGTATCTCGCCAATAAGTCGAGCATATTCTCGCCACAATCCTGATCGCTCACCTTTTAATCCCTCCCCTTTTCCTGCCGTTGATATGTCCTGGCATGGGAAACCACCGCAAATAACGTCAACGATTATGTTGTCTTCTTTCAGTTTTTGAGCAGTTAACGATTTAATATCTTCGTAGATTGGTACTGTCGGCCAATGATGCGTTAAAACTTTGCGACAGAATTTATCAATCTCGCAAAACGCTACAGTTTTCATCCCTGCTCGCTCTAGCCCAAGGCTAAAGCCTCCGATGCCGCTGAACAAATCTAAAACATTCATGGCAAGCGATCGTTTATCCGCAGGAGCATATAGAGCAGGATCGCGTGAATGATCTCACCGCCCGTCCACATCGAGATCAGATAGCAGATCGCAAGGAGGGCGAGCGAGAGCAGGACGTTCATCGACCGTGGATCACTCGGCGTCTACCCTCGCGCGTCATCGCTAGATGGCAGAGTTTGTGATAGTCAAAGCCGCACATATCGCAAATCCACCGCATCGAACCGACCTTACTCGAGTGGCTAAATATCCACTGGCCCGCCCTTTTGTTTGATTCTTTTTTGTTCATTTCTACGAACGCGCCGAGTATGACTGCCGCCCACATTGAGCGAATTGCGCTTATGTCTGTATTCAAGGGTCAACCTCTCTCTCTGTCTTGCTATTGCTCTCTCAAGTAGCCACTCTGGGAACGGTTGGACAGGCAACGGATCGTGTCGCGCTGTATTGATCAATCGTCCCAACCAGATTTGCCACCACATCCGATTGGCTTTTTTTAGTTTAGGTGGTTCCATTGACCATCGACTTTAACCGATTGATGCCGCGGTCGCCAAAGAATTTCCACACCATTGACTTAACGTGCGGGTCGCCTAATACCTTTGCAGGATCGGCAACTCGGATAAACTCTGCGACCTTGCTTTTCAACTCCTCGATGCGATCGGGAACATCCATATCGTCGGCTCGGATCGTATAGCGAGCAAGCAAGGCATCGCAGAGACGTAGCCGCATGATTGGGTCGTCTATTACGCTGTTCCAGAATTTGACGTTGCGCGCTTGCAACTGCTCGAGTTGGGCGAGGTCGGCGGCTTTTTGCTTATCGGTTTTCTCGACTTTTTCGCCCGGAGCGGGTTTCGATTTTTTTAGATCAAAGAGACCTTGCCACTGCTGCGAGACTGACTGATCAACTACCGCTGCTTGATCATCTCCGTACTTAGCAAGTTTCATCGCAGCAGCGTGCATCGAAACATCTTTAAGCGGTTTCTTGATTGCTTTGCGATAACTGACCCATCGTTCCCATGCGGCTAGGTCTAATCCCTGAATGTTGGAAACGTCGCTCATGCTGCCTCCAGTTCGCGCTTGATCCGCTCGACCGTTTCCGGTGATAGGTCTCGCGCAAAGGTCTCGGCTAGTTCTACTGCTTCGTGAGATTGCTTCGCTGTAGGCGCGGTGATTGCGAGCATTAAAGCGATCTTGAATGCGGCTTCTAAATGTGTGATCTGAGTATCCATATAACCTCCTAAATACTCTATGACCTTTGGTGGATTCTGTGTGGTGAGGACGGATTACGCCTAGTCCTCATCACACAGATATGACCTTCGGAGCCATCCTGTTGTGAGCGACTTTTAACGGTTTCCCGTTTGCGGTTCGCGCTTCCTCACGATGTGCTGCGCGTCTAGTGGCCCGCTGCCCCGGACTAGATTTAAGCGATATCTGCGCGTGGTTTCCCCGACCAGATATGCCGAGGGAGATAGGGATTGACGGAAGTAAAGACGATGCTAAACTACCTTCAATCCTTTTCATCCCTAGAGCAAGGATACCCGCTCCCAAGCGGGGTGTAAACCCCTGACGGAAAACCTACCCGTCGGGGGTTTTCATTTCTACACCCAGAAAGGCCTCGGGCGCTCTGTCCTGGCCTCGTCTACCGCCTCGGATACTAGCCTGATCAGGCTGCTAACTAGCCGCCCTCGAGCCCGTAGCCGTCTAGCCGTCGCCCTGCGGCTCTGGACGTTCTGCCAGTAATAAGCCCTGTGATATTCAGCCCTGCTCATTGGCCGCCTCTGAGGGCTTCTGGAGGGCTTCTAGCCGAGTTCTATGCCTCTCGATGGCTACCGGCAGTTCGTACTCCCGACGGGGCGGAAACTTGCCAGATCGTCGCCAGCGGAGGACGGCTGGGGGGGTAACGCCGAAAGCCGCCGCCATCTTGTTCTGGGAGCCGAAAAACTGCATTGCTTCTGCGGGGGTCACTTTTTTCTCCTAGGGGGGTTTACATTTGTTTCGGGGAGGGAGTATAGTAAACCCCGTTGATAGATACAACGTTCCACAGATAGGAGATAGACAAGTGATCAAATTTCAAAAGTACTTCGTATCAAACGGTACTCACAAAGCCAAGGTGTGGTACTCGGTCGATAACCGAGTCGATGGCAGCAAAGCCGTCACGCTATATTCGAAAGACTACTCACACGATCTTTACAAAGTCTTTGGTGATCTTTATCAAAACGACACTGATGCCATGACCGACTACTTTGAGCGCGGTCGGGTAGTTATCGGGGTCGATCATCCGATGCACTCAGTCGCCTACGCCAGAGCGCAGCAAAACCTCGAAGAAGCCAAGGCTCGATACGCCGCTCGTATCGCTAAATCTCAAGGGATGGCGGCATAAGCCGCCCCGAGGAGGGTCTATGCGAATAGAACAAGACATTCATTTTCAGACCGCCGACGGCTACGAGTGCGTCATGCACGTCGTAGTCAAAGCCGAGATCGGCGAGGACGATTTTACCTACGAGATCGAGGACATGGAGATGACCGAGTTTCACGGACAGAAGGTTAGCGTCATCCTCGACGAAGTTGATATCAAAGGAGCGATCAGCGAACAGATCCACGCAAGCATCGACGGCTATATCAGCGAACACGCTTGGGAACTACAGCAAGCCGAGGCCGACTATTTCCACTACCTCGCGTTGGACCGTTGGAAGGAGAGCAAAGAACATGAGTAACGGCAAACTGCAACTGATCCTGATCGCAATTCTATTTGTGATCGCAGCCATCAACGACCCATGTGGCGACGGTGGATGCACCGCAGCAGAGGAGAGAGCCGCTCATGCAGAACGATGATTTTTGGAGACAGGTGCAAGAGCACAAGCAACAGATGTACGAGTTCGAGATGCGTATGCAGAACTTTAAATCGTCAGTCGCAGAGGTAATGGAGGCCGAAGCGAAAGCGAATAAGGCTCTATCGGATGCCCTGCAAGCCTGTTTACGTGAGATTGATATCGTTTTAAATAAAGTCAACCAGAGAGGTGATTTGCAGTGAATACTAGTCCAACCATCGGCGCATTAGCGGCGGCACTCGCTAAGGCACAAGCCGATATAACGGGAGCCGTTAAAGACTCGGCCAACCCATATTTCAAAAGCAAGTACGCCGACCTTGAATCGGTATGGTCTGCTTGCCGTAAGCCGCTAACGAGCAACGGGTTGTCGGTAGTGCAGACAACCTTGCCGACAAAACGAGGTCTGATGCTTGTAACGACTCTCGCGCATAGCAGCGGGGAGTGGATCAGAGGCTATATGCCGATCTTGGCAACCCAAGGCAAAGCAGGAGAAGTGAAAGAGGTCACCGCACAGGCTCAAGGCTCTGGCATTAGTTACGCGAGGCGTTATGCCCTCGCCGCTATCGTCGGCGTATATCAGACCGATGATGATGCCGAGGCTGCACACGGTCGCGGATTTACGGTAGACCCCCGAGGCGATCTAGGGAAGAACGTAGACGAGAAAAAGAAAGCAGAGTTCTTGGAGGATTTTAGAAAAGCGTTTGATCTCGACGCAGAGGAAAAAGAGATCGCGCAAGCCGTTCGCGCTGTCCATGAGCGGATCACCCACGATCATGATCTCTACATAGCCGTCTCGGATTCGATGACGGCAAAGGAGAGGTCAGCGATTAAAGCCTATTTGAGAATTGCAAAGGAGCAACGATGAGCGAGTATGACAACACCAACCGAGGCGTCCTGTTCAAGAACGACCAAGGCGGCAATCCGAAGCGACCGCAGTACCGAGGATCGCTGAACGTAGCAGGACAGGATTTCAATATCTCGGCATGGGTTAAGGAGAGCAAAAAAGACGGCAGCAAGTTCTTGAGCATCTCCGTCGAGCCGAAGAAGGACGCACCGCCGAAGCCGAAAGCACAAGCGGCTGATCCTGAGTTCAACGACGATATTCCGTTTTAATGCGTCGCATATTTCCAAGAGGGACAAGCAAGGAGGCCATCGCGCAAGCGGTGGTTCTCCTGATCCGCGACACGGATATCGCTTGGCAGATTACCGTAGAGCCGTTCAAGAAGCCTCGCACAAATCAGCAGAACGCATACCTTTGGGGTGTGGTCTATCCGACCATTCTAGAGGCGGGAGGCGAGACGCTACGAGGATGGCAAGCCGACGATCTGCACGAGTATTTCTTGGGAGAGATATACGGGTGGGAGATGCTCGAAGGCATGGGACGCAAGCGAATGAAGCCCGTTAAGCGATCCTCTCGGATGACTCGCTCGGAGTTTATAGATTACCTAGAGCAGATCAGTCAGCGGTGCGCGAATCTCGGCATCGTCATACCGGAGCCTACTTATGAAACTGCGTAAAGAGGCTCGAGGCCGCGACTGCATGGTAAGGCTCGTTGGCATCTGTAACCACAACCCAGAAACGACTGTGCTTGCTCACGTTCGCATGGCAGGGATTAGCGGGATGGGCTTAAAGGCCGACGATCTGCTAGGCTCGTGGGCTTGCTCATCGTGCCACGATGCTATCGACCGGCGACAGCATACCGACCTCGATAGAGACTTCGTTCGGTTAGCGCACCTCGAAGGTGTTATCCGAACGATCACCGTTTTGCGGCGCGAGGGTAAGGCATGACTTGCCTATCGTGCCGATACTCGATTCACAAAGATGGCCAACTATGGTGCAGCCTTTGGGAAGGAGCCGCCGATTGGCGGTGCAATACTTTTATCTACGAACCTGGAACTGATGAGGTGGAACATGACACAGACAGAAATGATCCGCGCCCACTTGCTCGAGGGTAAGAGCATCACGCCGCTTGATGCGTTAAGCGAATACGGATGTTTCCGACTCGCTGCTCGGATAGATGAACTACGAAAAGAGGGATTGCACATCAATACAGAAAAGGAAACGCGAAACGGTAAAGCGTATGCGCGTTATTCGATGGTGCAGCCTTGAACTGTCCCTGCTGCTTCGGTCGGCTATGGATAGAGGATCACAGCGGGGATTGGTTTCGGTGTCTTTATTGCAACGGAACAGGAGAGGAGGTCAAACGTGGAAATGCTCGCATTTATTATTTGTCTGACGCTCGTGCTGCTCGCAAGCGCACTCATATTAAGGCGGTGGTATCGAACCCTTCACCAGATAAGGCAGGATGAGTGGAGGCGAGTGCCAAACCCCGAGTGGAGAGCAAAGAGAGGAGGGATGGATATATGGTGAAGGATGAAGATGACGCTTTCGAGCAAGAACTTCTAGCGGCTCCGTGGGGATACGGTCAGCCGATGGATATATGGTTCATCATCGCGCAACTGCAGAGGAGAGGCCTACATAGAGAGGCCAAGTGGTTAGCCGATGAGTGGGAAATCCTGACAAAAAAATAATCAGGGAGCGACGATAGTTCCCTTAATGCTGAACGGGCGCATCTGTTTGAAGTGTTCTCCATCGCATCGGCAGATGCCGCCCAACAGCCCTCGAACGGTCGGATGGGAGCAACCCCAACCGACGCCGTTCCAAGGGCAAAAGAAAACGCAGTTCTGACAGGCATCGGGCTCTGCCCACGCCATCTCCTCTAGCGCGTCATCCTCGAGTCTCATCTGGATCGCAGCCACCGCAGATAGTCAGCACCGACCTCGGGCTCCCAGAATACCTTGACCATATCGGGATGGTCAGGCGGCAAGTCGGGGTCAATAACCGTTACAGCACAAGGCGAGAGCGCGTTATCGCGGAACCCTCGATCCTTAGCATATCGGTCGAACACCTTGTATGAGGCGACCTTAATCGCGTGCATGGTAATACCCGAGATCGCATCCTTCAGGACGCTATAGGCGCTCTCATGCTTGTGACCAGCGACGTAGATATGGTCTCGCGTTCCCATCAGAGCCGCCTTCATCGGGCCGTGGGCAGGATTCCAGATCGAGGAGCCGCTGTGATCGTGCCGAGCATTGACCCGCACCTCTGCTCCGTTAGGGAATCGCAGAGCGATACGAGCCTCCGAGGATTTGTAGAGCGCGTTCTGCTGCTTTGCAATCCATTTGAGCGGGTCGCCAGAGCCTGACCAAAGATCATGGTTGCCGCCGATCATATAAAGCCAGTTGCAGCGATTGACGAACCACTCGGCAATTTTCCAAGCCTGTGCAGCCGAGGTGCTCTGATCGGCGTAAAGCCTTGCTAAACGTCCGCACCAGTTGTTCGTGGTATCGCCTACGTTGCAAGCGAATAGACCCTCGGTTGCATTGACCAGAGCCGTATGTCGCTCGATGGCCTCGATATCGCAGCCGTCATCGTCAACGTGCGGATCGCCGAAGTGAAGGAGACCAATCGCGCCAGGAATCTTGACGCGAATCGGGATAAGTTTAGAGGCTTCTTCGTGCTCTCGCTTATGAGCAAACTTACGCTTGCGCTGCTCGATCAGTTCTTCGATTGAAACATCGTCATCTGGCAGCGGAGTAAACTCAAAGCCTTTTTCATCGGCTGCGTTTCTAGCAGGATCGTAACTTGACTTAGGAACTATGCCGCCTTTCTGCTGAATCTTCTTCAGCCTCATTAACAAGGCACGTTCGCCAATTCCTAGTTTCTTTGCCGCATCGGATCGTATGCCGTTCGTCTGCTGCAAAGCGTTAATGATCTGATCGTCAGTTACCTTTTGCACGTTTGGTTTTCCTTTTTACCGTGATGCCGAGTCCCTTTCGGCGTTCATCGGTGCGTTTATCATCTCGGACAGCACTCCACTCTAACTGCCCATCCACTAGCCGAAACTGCTCCTTATGAGTCAAGGCGCAATCGCAGCACTCGGTAAAGGTGTAACCCTTCACGCGATACCAAACCCCGTCATACATTTGCACGACAGGTATTTTTTTAGCCATGCGAACCTCGCAGATATAGTCGCTGCTCATCGAGTCTGCGCTTAACAAGTCCAGGCAACACGCGACCGCCGCCTTTCGTCCACTTCATAAACTCATCGGAAGCAGCGTCAAACTCTCCACGGTTGTGTTTCATTCGCAGACTAGAACGCTGCAGATTGCCGAGCCCAACATTGAAACTGAATGAAACCAAGGCATCGAACTGGCCTTGACGATTAACAGCAGAAGGGCAATATCGGGCCACGCCGCGCTCAAATCGCGCAAGGTCTTTAGCAAGCAGATCGTCCACTTCAGAGCGAGACCAGAGCCGATCATCTTCTATCCTCAACGAGAACTGTAATCGTTCGGATACAGGCAACCGAGCCTGTTGCGGATACAGGACGTGCCCGACTCCGACCGTCCATAGCGAAGCCGGACACAGGTAAGGGCGCATCCTTACGCCCTCATGATGTTTTATCAGAGTCAGAGTTTCTAGGCTGACTTTCATTTTTTCCCGAATGCTTGACTTCCGAACCAGAAGGCAATGATCGAGGACAGAATTAGCATCTCATCGTCAGAGAATACTTCAGCCATCGCCTCAGCAAACGGGATGCCTGTCGTGTAGGCGTACCAAACGCCAGCAATGTTGATCGCTACTAATTCGAGCACGAAGATATAGGTCACGACCGGACGCACCGATGCGCGCAGATTGATCATCCACTGCGAGGCACCCTTACCGATTTCCATGTCGTGCTGATAGAGGGCAACTCGCTCCTCCGCAGAAGTCTGCATAGCGATCTGCTCGGTCTTGATTTCTTCAACTTTGGCTTGCGCGATAAAGCCTCGTTCGGCGAGGGCAAGTTCGCGCTCTTTCTGCGCAGCAACGAGAGCCAGTTCATGCTTTTTATCCTGTCGATCTTGAAAAATTTGCAGAATCTTCGGAAGGCCACCAGCAAGAAACGAAAGAAAGGTAGAAAGCATTGTCATCATAATAGCGGCCTCATTTGTCCCGTTTATTTATCAGATCAAACAGCGTTTTGATTTTGTCCTCAAGCACTGCGACGCGAAGGTCTAACTTCGAGAGCACAATGATGAGCGTAATCAGAGCAAGGATGACAGGCCATGCTCGGGTAAAAATCTCAAAGAGTTCCACGGCTAACGTCGCTCGAGGACGCGATCTAATTTACCCTCGATCGACTGCAGACGCGAGTTCGTATCCGATAATCTGGCCTCGATGACGGCGATGCGGCGATCGGCTTCCGGCTGAATACTGACTTGCTCAACCTTTTCAAGACGTTGACTGATCGCATCAAGTTTAGAAGTCATCTGCGTTCCCCAAATAATCAGGGCGACCACGAGACCGCCATCAACTAACAGAGAACCCGTCGGAACTTTGAACTTTGATAGATCAATCATGGCTGTCTCCTAATCATGGTGGAATCCCACCGCTATCTGGTCGCTCAATCGTAATCAGCACATCGGCAGTTGCCGTCAGCGGAGTACCCGAAGTGCTATCCGTAACAGTGCAGCGATAAGTTGAATAATACGTCTCGCCTTCGCTGATACCTGTCAAACTAAATGTAGTGCTTGCAGAGGTCGGGCTCGTTACGGTTAGGGTGTCTCCTTCGTATAACGCCCAAGAGTAGGTGTAAGGCGAAACACCCCCTGTCGGAGTTACTGTAGTGCTCGAGGTTGTCGCGCTGGAAGTTGACGTTGACTTGTAAAGATAGTCTGGACTTGCCGATGCGCTGAAATCGCCGCGAACAATGGTCACTGATACGTCAACGGTTGCCGTTGCAGCAGCATTATCAGTAACGGTGCAGCGAAAGACAGCATTGTAAGTCGTTCCGCTGACGAGGCTCGTTCCGGTAAAAGTGGTCGTCGCGGCAGATGCGCTATCCGCTGCGATATTTGTAGATCCACTTTGCCGTGTCCAGGCATAGGTATAGGGTGACGTGCCGCCTGTAGCCGTAACGGTCACACCGGCTGTTGTAATCGATGCAGCAGGGTCGGTCTTGCTGACCGATGACGGATTCACAGTTGCCAGTAACGTAGTCGGCAACGAGGCTGCTCCTGCAGCAACTCCCGTAACAGGCGGCTCCGGGTCGGACTCTGCGCCATCTGGGGTTTTCAAAACTACCCAATAGTAGCGAGTCGTTGTATCTACCTTTGGAATGAAAACATTCGTTGAGATGCCGCGCCATACAATAGAGGCAGACGAGAAAGGAGTTGATGAGGTGTATTCGTAAACGTCATAAAATGCGCCAACAGGAACAACAGCAGGCGCAGACCACGTTAAAGCGAAGCCGCTCTGCAAGGTAGTCACCGCGAGATTAGTTGGCGGCAAAGGCTCATAAATCGTCGGGCTCGGGGTGCTAACACTGGTAGGTGTAAGGTAATCCGTCGTCAGCGGATCATTCCAATCTGACGAGGCTTCTTCTCGAAGAATCAAATCAATCGCGCCGCTCGGGTCAAACTTCCAGCCCTCGCAACGAACTGTCTTATTAGTCCATCCGATCTCCGAAAGCGTAACGGTTCCGGTTTCAAACGGGCGAATCTTAAAGGCACTCATGCCGCAGCGCAGCGTAGCAACCTGGCCGTTGCGACTACGACGCGAGAGCAAAATCGCATGACGTTGCGCCTCGTACTCGTTAGTGCAAGCGGCAAAGTCTGTCTCAAGCCATATCTGTTCGCCGTCAGCCGTAACGTAGGACGTATTGATGACTGGCTGATATTCCATCGGTTGCCAGTTGCGATCCTTATTGACGAACTGACCACGAACGGAGTTATAGCGTTGATTGTACGGGAAGGCTGTCGCTACATCGATGCCTCCCTCAACTAAATCGTCATCGGTAATTGTGAAAGCCGATGTTGACCATGCTCCGGCATATATGCGCCACAAGCCACCTGAGTAATAGCAAACGCCGGCCATCGCTTGTGCGAGAGTCTGGATGTTATCCTCAAAGCGATCGGTCGCCGTCAGAGCAACGTTGCATGTATATCGTTTCTGGGTAGTTGATCCAGGAAGATTAACCAACTCGTCGCAAATATCAGCCGCATCCATGACCAGAGCCCAATCAACTCTAGTTGGATCTTCACCGAGCCCGAGGCGATTAGAAATCAAATAGTCTGCAAGGCAAAGGGCAGGATTAGATGAATAGGTATAGGTCGACGGATCGGTTACACGCTGCGATCCGCTGCCACCTGTACGCGTAGAATCTAGGCGAGGGTCATAGACCTTTTTGCCTTGAACTAAACAAGTGATTTCTGGCTTGCCTGTCTTATAAACTTCTTCGTCGTACTTAAAAGTCAGCGCAATATAGGCAACGCCTTTCCCTGCATGAGCGGCAGTCCATTGAGACGGGAACGCAGTCGCTAGTTTGTAGTCAACCGATTGCGTATCGGTTCCTGTATATCGACGAACCCAAGCCTTTTCGTTATATACGCCTGTGGTTACTTTGCCGTCGTTATCGGTTCCCGTAACTGACGAGATCGTGCCGATTGCCGCTCGATTAAAGTAAACGGTGCCGAGTTGATTACATTCGTGGCCGGCTACCGCTAGAACCTGATTCAAAAATTCGTTAGTCGAGCCTGACGTAAGCGGCGGTATGATGTTGATGCCGGAGGCAAGAATCTCGCCGTAGATAATTCGACGAGGCTCTACGGTTCCGGTGTATTCCACATCAGCGGCTTGTTTTGCAATTCTAGGCTTGCCGGCTAGAGCCTCTGTCACTTTATTTACAGCGACAGTTGTGGCTACTGTAATAGCAATCTTTCCGATAGCCGTTTTTGCAAACGAACTAAAAGCCAGTTGCAATCCTTTGATGATTGTTCCTATGTCTGCCACTTAAATTCCCCAGAATTTCAGAACTGCAGAACGATCAACGTAACTAATACCCTCGGTAGTTTGCACTGCTATTTCTTTTCCAATGCAAATTCCGAGAGCCTCTCTATCGTTGTGCTGAATTAAACAAACATCACCTCGAACTGGTCTGCCTTCAAATTGAGATTCGCCGAGATAACTCGCAACGGCTTTTTCAATACCGCCAGAGTTCTCGATATATTGCAGAGCAGAGGCCTCGTCGCTGTAGTGTTTTGTTAGTTCAACCTCATGCGCGGTTCCGCACATAGCATCGACTACTCGAGCGGCAAATAGGCAGCAATCGTTTAAGCCCCATTCAAAAGGCGAGTCAATGTGCGCATCAATCACGCTATACATTTGCGAAGCCCAATCGTATCGCCTGTTCAATCTTCTTGCCTCCGCTCTTCGCCGGGAATGTATGGTCGGCCACCACCGCCATAGTAGGAATCGCGCGCGCCCCACTTACCGACAAAGCCTTGAATCGCAAACATCAGGTCAAAAAACCTATCGCCGGCAAATAGAACTCGTTGATCTTCGTCACTGTATCGAGCAATGCGAGGCTCTCGTCGTAAACGATGCTCGCAAGTCAATTCAATACTCGCAACACCCTTATCAATACGGAACGACATTTGATTCATGCGACCTTCCCAGATCGTCTCCGGGGTATCTAGTAATGCTCCTGTCGCTTGATTCACAAATCCTAGATAGAGCGTCACATCTCGATTCTGATAAACCTCGGTCATCGTAGGAGTGACAAAAACAGAATCAACGCCAGAGAGTGTCAACTTGATACCTCTAGCAACAATGTCAATGTTTTCGTCAATTACATCTATGCCGCCAAACTGACCGACTCCCGAATAGGTATTCCCACCAAACGATAAAGAGCCGGAGCCATCGTGAACTCTGACCATGCCAGAGACAAAATCGAGGTCAGCCATCACAACCGCAACGATAGAAAGTTTATCGGCCTCGGTTGCATTAGTAGCCGAGACTATTCGGCTCATGTAACGTCCTCGATCAGTGAAAGTTCAATGTCGGAAAGGATGCCGGGACGAGTTCCGTACGAAACTGATTCCTCGGCAAGTAAGAACTTGCCCATCGGATTGCGAAACACAACCGGAGTGTTATCAGCAGGAGAGGCTCTCAAAGCCGGCTCAAATAGAACCGTACCGCCGCCGGAGGAATCAGAGTCAAGATCAGCGATCAATCTTTTTAATTCGCTATTGACTTCGATCCAATCTCCTGCGCGAAGCAGCCCGTTCGTAGAAGTCGGAAGTGATTTGAGTAATAGGCTAGAGCCTGTTTGACTTGCGCCATTTACAAATGCACAACGAGCAGCAGATACCCATGGGAAGAACTGAAAATCACCTGCGTTACGGTTAAGCGTAAAGTCACGGATGTTGAAATAACCAGTCGTTGCGGTTGAGGTAAATCCTGCGACATATCGTGCTGACGCTGTGTAAGTGATTCCTGAGAGCATCTCTGAGCCGCCAGAAGTAGATCCGCAGCGCATACTGAATCGGATATTTCCTTTGCCTTGCGCGGCATGGAATTGCACAGCATAGGGGGCACTATTGACTAAAGTTACAGCGCCCTGATTCGCGTTTTGTGCCGCAGTCACTCCGGTTCGCGTTAAGCGAAGGCCGAAGGCAGAATCGGAACTCAATACAAGTTCCGCACCGCTTGAAGTCCAGCCCGTCGTATTGACCACTGCCGAGGAGTTCGTAATCAACTCGGGAGACGGCATAGATCCAGCGATTGTATAGGCAGGATCAGTCACCCATAGGCGGTTAGTTCTTCCGCGCAAGGTAGCGATCAAAGCCATAAGCCGTCGTCGATCCTGACTCGAGACCGCACGAAAAGTCATGCGAACGCCCCATCGAGTGCCGGGACGCGAAACGGTACGCACCGCACCAGAAAGGGGCGATGCAAAGACAGCCGTATTATCGAACAGGCTCCACTCTATATCCGACGCAACGAGGTCGGGAGGTAAAACGTAGTCTGTCATCGGCCTATCCCATAGCGTCGGTCAAGTTCATCAAAGATGCGTCGATTGTTTTCTGCAAGAATTCCCGGCAGGGCATTTTGCAGATCAGCCGTCGCGCCGCGAGCGTCGATATTGTAAACAGGGGCAACTGTTACGCCACTCCCCATATTTCCAAGGCGATTATTCGGCATGATGCCGCCAGAAGTACCCGGAACGAATAACTCTGGCCCACGCTCACCGACTAGGTACGGAGTGCCTGGAGATACAGGGCCGCCAGATGCGCGAGTAAATAGTGCATTGGCAACAGCGCCCATAAACCCGCTCTTGCCCTGATAGGCTCCGAAAACCGACTTCAGAATAGCCGAAGCCGCGGCCTCTGCGATCATGCGACGGATGACGTTTAAGAATCCAGAGAGCATTCCTTTCAAGCCATTCTCAAAAGGATCAAACAAGAAGTCGGCAAAAGCAGATTGAATATTTTGTGCAGCAGTTTTTGCAAATTCTTCCATGAGTTTATCAGCAGCGTTCATATTATCTAACATTGATTGAACGCTATTCGCTATCTGCACATCAGTTGCTTCAAAAGCATTTTCAAATAAATCAGGATCTTCCAATTGATCCTTCATTTGTCTATATCTAGCAGTAAATGCCGCTTGCTCTTCGTTTAATTTCTTTAATGATTTTGCCGCAGCATCAGCAGCATTTTTTTCTGCGATAGCCTGAGCCTCTAAAAACCCACGTTGTATTGATAATCTAGTGCCCCCCGGCCTGCCACTCATAGAGCCGCCAGCATAGATAGCACGCATTGCAGCATTTTTTTCTATTGCTTTTAAGGCTGCTTCAATTTCCGCAATTCTTGTTGCTGTTTCAGCAGAAGCATAGCCTTCAACTTGAGTGGCAAATCCGGCGCCAGCAGCAGCAGAAATTCCAGTTGGAGCAGTTGATTTTAACTTTGCTAGTTCACGTTTTAAGTTTGCAACTATGTCTTCTGTCGTTGATGCCTCTACTGCGCCAAGAGCAACCAGTTCTTGTTTTACTAACCTTGCAAATGCAGCGACACCACCCGCTGCGACAACAAAGCCATCAACCAATGTTTTAGATACAGCATTTGCCGCAGATAAAAGAACAGGATCTTGCAGAGTCTTTTTTAGATTTTCTACAGATTTAGCACCTTCCTCTGTTTTTTTTGCTGCCTCAATAATCTTACCAAATGCGCCAATAATCACGCCGCCAGTAAAAAACCCAAATGCCATATTAACTGCCTTGGCTGTGACCTTAGCGGTTCGTTCTAGGCTTTTCATTCCCCGAACAGCAGAGTTGATCGCAACCTGTGTACGATCAACTGCTGTTAGGACTACTTGTGCTTGCGCCATGATTTCTCCTGATCTTCTGCCTCTAACTTACAAGCGGCTAGAAGATGGTAGAAGTCGCTCTCTGTCATATCAAAAACTTGCTCGGGGAGGACGTGCAGCCGTAGCGCGAGAGCATAAATCGCCCGGAGATGCCCGTCCTCAATTAGTTTTTTTCTGCGTCCTCGATACTAGGAACTGGCGAGTTCATGGCAGAAACGATCTCGGCTATCACCTCGGGATCGTATTCGTTCATCAACTCCATGCGTTCGGCTTTGCTAAAAAGTCGCTTGCCTTCCTTATCCCTAGCGCGAACGATCAAGGTGATCGCCATCGCCTCTAGGTCTAGGACGGTCTCGTCTCCTTTTTGCTTTGCCAGCATAAAGATTTCACGACGCTCGGCGAGCGTCATGTCCGGCCAGAAATACACGGTGGTATTCCAAGCCGCGACAGGTATCGCAACGAGCGTCTCCGGCTTGCGCCGTTCAGCGAATTGCGATTTCGCCTGTTCTTTCCAGTTCATAAGTCCTCGCTATATCAAGAAGTGGCAGAGGTCAAAGCGCCGTTGCCGATAAAGTTGAAAGTGATCTCAGTGATCGCACCACGCTGCACATTGCGCGTGATTTCCGTGATCAAAGCATTTCCGCTGTAACGGGTATCGCCGCTATCCGTTCCTTCTGGGGCGAGAACGAGAGCCACGTTCGATCCAGTAGTCAAAGCATTCTGACCTGTAGTGTCGGTCTCGTCCCAGAAAGCGGTCACAGAACCGTTCCAAGATGTGATCGCCGTCGTGTTGTAGGTCTTAGCCGTATCAGCCAGCGTCGTATCCTCGGCATATTCAGCGGTAACGGTAAAAGAAAAACCCGTCACCTCTGCAACCGTATTCGCGCCAACCTTAACAAGCCCTTCCGTACCGTGATGGTTTGCCATGTTTTACTCCTTACGAAATGATAGTTCCTGCGTCTGTCTCCGCAGTCCGGTATGACACGCGGAACTGCAACCTTGCTGACCCGATAGGCGCATCGCCGCTCGAGTCCAGCGTTATCTGCGTGTCCTGCAACACGCAATCCTTTACGATGCCACCGAGCGTGTTATCTGCTCCGATGGCATCTTCGACGGCCTCACAGAGATCGTCGAGTCGATCATCCAGAGTGCTTACGTCGCGCGCAAGGCACTCGATAACCAGATTCATCTCTCGCTCAAACTTGCGAGGATAGGTCAGAGTCGTTTGCGGTATAGATTCCGTATTCGTATAGATCAGGACAACAGAATCGCTCTTTGCCGCAATAGGCCACACGCGAGATTTAGAAATCGTTGTGGCAACTGCAGCATTGGTTAGAGTAGTGACTACCGCGTTTCGAACTTGCTCTCTTGCGTGTGCCATTACACCGTCGCCTCTAGTCGCAGTCGGGTCATGCCGGTTCCGTCATTCTCAATATTACGAACCGTATATACATCCTCGGCTATATAGAGCAGATCGCCTATCGCAGCGCGACAAGGAAGCGAGGAGGTAGGGAAATGGAAAACCGGCTCTGTGCTGGCGAACTCAACGTCAGCAATGTTCACGCCCTGATAGTCAGAGTCGAAAATACCTTGCACCGAATATCGCTTATTGGCGCTTTTATAAATCGCTCCTACGCCCCAATCGGTAGCAGCGCACATAGAGACTCGATCAGATATGCTTTCAACCGGCATAAGTTACGCTCCACATTTCGCTCGTCGAGGTCGCCCCGATGTGTTTGACCTTGCCCGAAAAGGTCTCTCGGAATAATCGCTCCCATTCCGAATAGGGTCTAGCCGATGGGTGCAGATTTACCCCGTCCCAATAGGTCGGGTAATCCGCAGCGGCTATGATGATCGTTCCCTTGCAGACTCGCTGAAGTTCCTTGAGGCCAGGAACGATATCAGGCTCTAGGATGTGCTCGATAACGTCGATGCAAGTCACCACGTCAAACGTCTTATCGGCAAAGGGCAGATCGGTAATGACCGCCTCATCTATCCCGAAGCCACAGAGTTCGGGAACCGCCTCTGTGCCTCTAACAGGCGCAAAGCCCATATCAGCGGCTGCTTGCATCAACTCACCCCTACCGCAAGACACATCGAGAAATGACCCTGTAAGCCCTCTCAATGCGTTTCGTACGGGGTCGAGGCGGTCTTGGTGCATCCGGTAGTCAGGATAGCGACCGTAGACGCCTCGGTATTTCTCAATCTCCTTTGCGCGGTCGTCCACGTTTTGGCGGCTCCGGTTGGAAGAAAGACGGGCGATGATACTCTGCCGCCATGCCGCGACTGACTAACCATCTGCCGAAGGTCGGGTCTACGTCAACGACGCGACCGCGCTCGAGCGTTTGCCCGTTGTAAAGACGGGAGCGAATCATCTCGACTTTCATAAGCCTTTGAATACCTGTGTGAGACAACCAGAAGCGACTTTGACTTTTTCGGGCTCTTTCATGTAATCCCGAACCTTGACCCACGCTTGGATATTAGAGATACCATCCTCAACGCGAAGGTCGCCTAATTTGCTGTGCCAGTACCGGCGATTGGTCATGTAATTATCACAGCCGCAAATATAGATTTCTTCAAAGCCAAGATACTCGGCAATCCATACCGCTGTGCCGCCAGAGAATCCAAAATCAGGGCAGATGCCTGACCAAATATCACACGCATCTTTATGGTGCGAAATCACTGGCGCATGACCTGTGAGGATGGGGAAAAGTTCCCGATCCTGATAAACGATGTAATCCAGAGAGAGCAGGAGAGCATGTTGATTGACGCCAATCTTCATGCCCCCCTGCGATAGCAGAGGTCGCACCGCTTTGATATCGTCTATCAAAGAGGGGCCACCACCGAGGACGGCACAACGCTGCCCTCGATGGCGACCCTGATATGCGACTAGATCAATCACTAGATCAGGTCGTGACGATCTCGTTGCACTCGGCAAACGACTCTGGGTGACGAACCGCGAAGTCGCAGTCGTGGAAGGCCACGACGCGAACCGTACCGGCGTTGCTGCCCGTGTACTGATCGACGAGGATATCGATACCCGACCACTGACCGATCAACAGATCGCTCCACACGCCAAACAACATCGCCGACAAGTTCGAACCCGAACCCTTCGACAGATTGCTCGGAACCTGCTGCGACACCACAATCGGATAGCCGTAGAGGTTGTTCATGTCCGGTCCGAGGATAAAGTTGCCCTCGACACCCGAAGTCTGCTTCGAAGTCGTTGACAATTTCGCCTTGACCTGACCGTTCGTGAGGAACGCAGCGGAACCCGTCAGCGCGTTATCGATCTCGACTTCACGCAGCAAGTTCACAACCATTGCCCACGTCGGAGCCGCACCGTTCGTGCCGAGCGTGACCGAACCAATACCGGAGGTGTTCAACACACCAGTCGGCTTGTTCGTGCCAGAGCCAGCAATCGCAGCGCCGTCCATCGCAACGGCAATCGAAGTCGCCAAGTCATTGCGGACGAGGTTTTCGATATCGAGCGAGGACTGCAGAACCAAGCGACGGCTAATGTCCACATACGCACCGAGGGTCTTCGGCGACATAGTGATCTGATCAAAAGCCGGAGCGTTGGTGCTCTCCGTCGGTGCGCTGTTCTCGGCGACCCAGTAGGCCGAAGAAGCCGAGGTCTTGCGCGGGATCGCAACGTTACCGTTCAAGCCCGTCAAGAACTGCGCGCCGAGGGTGTTGAGCACCATCT